AGGTTTCAAAGTAATCATATTAGATGAGTTTGATTATATGACACCCGGAGCACAAGCGATTTTGAGAAACTTAATGGAAACATTCAGTAAGCATTGTAGGTTTATCTTAACCTGTAATTACATTGAGAAAATCATTGACCCCATTCAAAGTAGATGTCAGTCTTTCGCAATCACTCCTCCGACTAAAAAGGATGTAGCAGTTCAGGTAGCAAAGATATTAGACGCTGAAAAGATTAAGTATGAACCAAAGAATATGGCTGATGTGATTAACTCATACTATCCAGATATTAGAAGAATACTTAATACTTGTCAATTACAATCTGCAAAGGGAGAATTAAAAGTAGACCATAGAGTAATGGTTGAAGCAAACTTTGCAACTAAACTTATCGAATTGTTAAAGGAATCCGATGACAAACGAAATATGTTTATGAAAATTAGACAGGCAGTAGCAGACAATAAATTAAACGACTATTCAGAAATGTATACAATGTTATACGACAAAGTGGACGAATATGCAACAGGAAATGTAGCAAATGTGATTTTAACTATTGCAGATGGTCTTTCAAAGGACGCATTGGTAGTAGATAAAGAAATCGTATTTATGTCTACAATTATACAAATATTAAACATTATAAAATAAAAATTATGCAAGAGCAAATGAACCAATTACCGCCGAATTTCAATTTAAATGACGCGAGAGATATGGATTGTGAATGTGGTGGAAAGATATTTTTACCAGGTTACAGATTCAAAAAAATTAGTAGATTATTAACAGGTGCACCAAAAGATTCGGTAATGCCTATTGAATTGTATGTATGTGCAACGTGTGGTAAACCTTTAAATGAATTACTTCCACAAGAATTACAAGAAACAAAAATTATAGAATAATGGCACAAAAGTTATTTGACCATATCAATGCAATAACTACCGTACAAGACCCAAAGTATTTTGATAAACTTTCAGAAGAAGATTTAAAAACTTGGAGTAATTTTATGATTAATAGATTTTTATCAATGAAACCTGAGTGGGTTGAATTGATTGCATCTCTATTACCATTAACACAAACTTTACAACCAAAAGAAATGTATAAATTGTATATTAGTGTTATTCCAAAGGGTAAATATTTTTTAAAATATATCAAAGGTAAATCCGAAGATAAATACGAAGAATTTATAGTCGATTTATTAAAGAAAGAATATGATTGTTCGGAAAACCAAGCAATCGAATATTTGGAAGTATTGTATTCAACAAGAGAAGGTAGAGAATATATGAAATATGTTTGTGAAAAGTATGGTGTGGATAAAAAACAAATAACTAAATTGAAACTAAAAATTTAATATTTATATAAAATAATTTATGAATAGTAGTTTCGAAACGGCAAAAGAACATTTTTTAGAATATGGATATTGTAATGCTTCTTTAAAAGATATTGATTTAGATTTTTATAATTACTTAGAATCTAATTTTCTTTGTGATGAAGAAAATAATATACAAAATAAATTTTTTAGATTTAGATTTGATTCTACCAATTTTGAAACAGTTTATCGTTCTACTACTGAATCATATGAAGATGCCAGAATTAAAAAAGAAGAATTTTTAAGTTTATATAATAATGATGATATAACCCAATGTTGGTTTGGTTCCTATGTTAGTAACAATGAACAAAGAAAAATAATAGAAAATGGTATTTATAATATTTGTAAATATTTTTATAATTTAAAAAATGGTGTTTCTTTAGATACTTCCGAACTTGAACTTACATATTATGATAAAGGGTGTAGATTTAGAGTACATCACGACGCAATTACTATAAATTTATGCTCTATTATCATCTATTTGAATAAAAATTATAATAGAGAAAACGGTGGATTATTGTATTTGAATGGTGAGGAAATTATTCCAGAGTTTGGTAATATAGGATTTATGGACTTATCAAAATCAGATATTAGTCATGGTGTATCGGAAGTAACCGGTGGCCCAGGAAGATATGCAATACTTGCTTTCCCAAAGCTTTTACAGCAAAATCTAATATAAAATAATTTGGTAAATTGAATAATTTGTCTTATATTAGACTTATTATGGCAAGAGTATCATTTTCACAATATAGTATGTGGCATAGTTGTCCACATCAATATAAATTAGCATATATAGATAAGTTAGGAGAAAACTCCTCTAACATACATTCAATCTTTGGAACTGCAATGCATGAGACACTCCAAAACTATTTGGAGAAGTGTTTAAGAATATCAAAGTCACAAGCTGACAAAATGATTGACTTAAAAGAATATCTAAAAGAAAGAATGAGAGATGCATATCTCAAAGAAACCGAAGGTGAAATAGGTAATACTACAATATGTACCAAAGAAGAAATGGTAGAGTTTTTAGAAGATGGAAATGTCTTATTAGATTGGTTTCAAAAACCCAAAAACTTTAACAAATTCTTTTCGTTAAAACACGATGAGTTGGTAGCAATTGAACAACCTATAAACACAAAGATTTCAGAGAATGTAAACTTTATGGGTTTCATAGATTTGATTATCAGAGACACCTTTAATGGTAGATATAGAATCATTGACTTTAAAACTTCTACAAGAGGTTGGAGTAAGTATCAAAAATCAGACCCAGTTAAAAACGCACAAATCTTATTATACAAAAAGTTCTATGCAGAATTACTAAACATTTCCGAAGATGTGATTGATGTTGAATTTATCATATTGAAACGAAAGGTAGAAGTAAGAGAGGATATCCCAACACATAGAATGAGTAAGCACGTACCTGCAAATGGTAAGGTGTCGGTAAATAAAGCTTGGAAAGGTTTTACTGAATTTGTGGAAAGTGTATTTGACAAAAATGGTAATTATAGAACTGACATAGAATTCCCAAAGAACGCAACCAAACTATGTGAGTGGTGTGAGTTTTTTGATAGAGGAATATGTGATAGAGGATTAAAAAATTTAAATTAAACAATATATATTTTAAAAATAAGTTATGGCAAAAAAGAAGATTCTGTTATTATCAGATGACTTACGAATGGCGAGTGGTATCGCCAATGTTTCCAAACAATTAGTATTAGGAACGGTTGATAAGTATGATTGGGTTCAATTAGGTGCTGCAATCAAACACCCAGAAGCCGGTAAGGTTTTAGATTTAAACGATAGTGTTAGAGAACAAACGGGTGTAAAAGATGCGAGTGTAAAAATTTACCCGTCGGATGGTTATGGTAATCCAGATATTATCAGACAATTATTAATGATTGAAAAACCTGATGCAATCTTACACTTTACCGACCCGAGATATTGGATTTGGTTGTATGAGATGGAACATGAAGTTAGACAAACTTGTCCATTATTCTTTTATCACATCTGGGATGATTTGCCAGACCCAAAATATAATAGAGATTACTACGAAAGTTGTGATTGGATTGGCTGTATTTCAAAACAAACATATGGTATAACTCGTAGAGTTTGGGGTTGGGATAAAGAAAAACATTGGACTAAACCTGCCGATTGGCAAGTAAGTTATGTACCACATGGTATCAATTCCGACTTATACAAATCAGTTGAAGTACCTGAAGATTTTAAACAAAGTATATTTGGTGATAAAAGATATGAATTTGTTTTATATTGGAGTAATAGAAATATAAGAAGAAAACAACCAATTGATGTAATTCTTGCATTCGATAAGTTTGTAGAACAATTACCAAAAGAAAAAAGAGATAAAGTTTGTTTATTGATGCATACCGAAACTGTACAAGAACATGGTACCGATTTACCAAGAACAATTGCAGAATGTTGTTCTCCGGAAACAAATGTAATATTTGCACCAAATCGATATACCGAAGTTGAATTAAACTATCTTTATAATTTAGGAGATGTGACAATCAATGTGGCATCAAATGAAGGATTTGGATTAGCAACGGCAGAATCAGTAATGGCAGGTACACCAATCATTGTAAATGTGACCGGTGGTATGCAAGACCAATGTGGATTTGAAATGGATGGTAAGTATTTAACAGCAGATGATTATGTAAAAATTGGTTCTTTAAATAATAAAAAGAAATATCAAAATACAAAACATGGTGAATGGGTTAAACCAATTTGGCCAGTTCGTTCAACAACGGGTTCAGTACCTACTCCATATATCTTTGATGATAGAGTTGATTTCGAAGACATCACTCCATTAATTATGGATTGGTATAATACATCAAAAGAAGATAGAGAAAAGGCAGGTCAATTGGGTAGAAAGTGGATGTTATCCGATGGGTTGTTAAGTAGAGAAGCAATGTGTAAAACATTAGTTGATGGTATGGAAGGAGCATTTGAAAATTGGAAACCAAAACAAAAATTTAGATTAATAGAGTTATAATATGAAACCAACATTAGTATTTCAGGCACCAGTAGCAACTAGAAGTGGGTATGGTGACCACGCGAGAGATTTATTACATTCTCTTTATAAATTAGATAAGTTTGAAATTAAAGTAATTAGTACTCGTTGGGGACAAACTCCAATGGATGCACTTAATTATGATAAACCATTCCACAAGTGGATTGTCGATAATATAATCAAAACACCCGAACAAAAGCCTGACATTTATATTCAAGTAACCGTTCCAAATGAGTTTCAACCATTAGGACATTACAATATAGGAATTACTGCGGCAATTGAAACAACCCATTCACCATTAGATTGGGTACATGGTTGTAATAGAATGGATTTAATTATTGTCCCATCAGAACATTCAAAGAAAAGTTTGATTGATTCGGTTTATAATGAAGCGGATAAACAAACCGGCAGAATAATTGCACAACATAGAATTCAAAAACCAGTCGAAATTCTTTTCGAAGGATTCGATGAAGAAGATTTTGGAACAGATGAAGTTGCAAATATTTCGGAATTGGATTCAATCAAAGAAGATTTTGCATTCTTATTTGTAGGACATTGGTTGAGAGGTGATTTGGGTGAAGATAGAAAGAATGTGGGAATGATGATTAAAACATTTACAATGGCTTTTAAGAACGAAAAGGTTAAACCTGCATTGGTTCTAAAAACATCATCAGCCGGATTTAGTGTAATGGATAGAGAAAATACAATCAAAAAGATAAAGGAAACATTGGGTAAGGATTATAAGTCTGTTCCAATTTATTTACTACATGGCGATTTAACCCCGGCTCAAATGAATGGATTATACGAACATCCAAAAGTAAAAGCAATGCTAAACTTTACAAAAGGGGAAGGATTTGGTAGACCATTATTAGAATTCAGTTTAACGGGTAAGCCTGTAATCGTTTCTAATTGGAGTGGTCATTTGGATTTCTTAAAGAGTGGTGCGGTATTATTAGAGGGTGAATTAAAATCAGTACACGAATCGGCTGCTGACCAATTCTTACTAAAAGAAGCTCAATGGTTTAATGTTAACATTTCAAAAGCATTAAGTACAATCAAAGATGTTTATAAAAATTACGATAAATACAAAGTTGAATCATTTCAACTGGGTAAACAAAATAAACAAAATTTCGGTTTAGAAAAAATGACTAAATTGTTTGATGTTATTTTAAATCAATATGGTATTTATACTAAAATACAACCAAAGTTTCAACAATTGCAATTGCCAAAATTGAAAAGTTTAAATAAATAATGAATAACTATAATCCACTATATCGTAAATTTATAGATGATAGAAATAATATAACTCCGAACAAAATGACAAGGGGTAAATTCTATCTAATTAAAGAATACGAATATGTTGATGGAACCAGAGGTAGATATACAGAAACAAATGCACCGATAATTTATACATTATTTGCATCCGTATCAAAGGATATTGTTCATGCAGTTAAGGTATCAAATGTAAATCCGACATTAATTAAAAGATTTTTTGGTAAATTTATAAACGAAGATACCGAATTATTGGAAATGAAAGGTGGTGCAAAAAAGTTTTACTCGGCCGTTGTATCAAAGGTTCCAGTTGTCTCAAACAATGCATACAGAACTTATAAATTAAGTGGATTTGGCAAGATTATAGAATTAGATATGGATGTAAATCAACTTACACCAAAGAATAAAAATGTAATAGGAATAGATAAAAAATCACAATTAAAAGGTAGATAAATATGAATACAGTTTGGTCTTTTGGAGATTCAATGACTGCAGATATAAATGGAAACGCAAACTCACCCAGTCCATATAGACAATGGTTTGGTAGATATGCAAAAGATACTGCAACTTTTGTAGCTGAAGAATTTGGATTTAATTCAAAAAATTTAGCATTGGGTGGAAGTTCTAATACAGCAATTTTTCACCAATTCATCTCACAACTAAAAAACATACAAAGTGGTGATATTTTAATTTTTGGTTGGACGGTTATAGCCCGTTATAGAATAGGAGTCATATTAAATCAATCAAATAAAGTTCCATCTTGGAAAACAATATGGCCACAGGGTTTAACAAATATTCCTGAATCAGCGTGTATAGATGGTTCATATATAACAAAGGAAGTTGCTGAACAACTAATATTTAACAGAAGTGAATTGGGAGATTTATATGGTAGTGAAGTAAACGAATGGATAGATTTTATAAATGATTGGGCAAAATTAAAAGGAGTAAAAGTTATTCATTGGAGTTGGTGTGATGAAGATATGGGTGGTAAACAAAATTTAAAGTTATCTTTTCCGGTAGTCCGTTATACTAATATGAGTATGGAATCGAATGACTATGTAAAAGATGGTCATTATGGTGAAGTTGGATATAAAGAACTCGCAGATGATGTTATAAAATATATAAAAAATAATTATGAATAGTAAAGAATTTGTTATTTGGTTAAAAGGATTTACAGACGGAGTACATGATTTTAACATTACTCCAAAACAATGGGATTATTTAAAAGAAAAATTGGCAGAAGTTAGTGATGAAGAAAGAATAGGAACTCCGATTGGGGTAGGTGGATGGGGAAATCCAAATGGAACAGGAAGCCCTGTATTTACTACAACACCTGGTACAACGGGTCATATTACAATTGCTAATCCACCATTTGGATTTGGAGTAACATCAACGGCTACATCACTCCCATCGGGTAGTACAATTAGTTATACAATATCAGACGAAAAAATATTTTAATGAAATTAAGTTACGCAATAACGGCTTGTAATGAAGTCGAAGAAACAATTAGATTAGTAAGTCAATTATTAAACTATAAAGGAGAAAATTCAGAAATCGTTGTATTATTAGATACACCAAAAGCTCCCGTTGAATTGATTGAGTATTTAGAATTGCAAGCGAACGCAGACTATATCACATTGATTGAATCCGAATTTGATAATGACTTTGCACAATGGAAAAACTTATTAAATTCACAATGTAAGGGTGAGTGGATATTCCAATTAGATGCAGATGAGTTTTTAGAAAATGATTTGATTTACAATTTGGAAGATATTTTAGATACCAATATTGATAAAGATTTGATATTAGTTCCAAGAATTAATACAGTTGAGGGTTTAACCGAATCACATATTCAAAAGTGGGGATGGAATGTTAATGATAAAGGTTGGGTAAATTTTCCAGATGTTCAAACTCGTATTTACAAAAATAAGCCAGAAACAATTGGATGGTCTGGTAAAGTACATGAAAGAATTGGTGGATATGA